TTATTCATCATATCCTTGCTTTTGTGTGTGCCCACTTTTGTGCCCACCTGTGCCCACCCTATGCTGGGTGTCGAGAGCATCGGCAACTGCTTCTTGCAAGCCGGTCATAAGATAGCCATAGGTATCCATGGTGATTTTGATAGATGCATGGCCAAGTCGCTCCTGAATGATCTTGGGTTGTGTGCCCAGCTTTATGAGCATGGCTGCATGCGTATGCCGCAGATCATGGTAAGTTGCTTCTGGCATGGGTGGAATAGCGGTTCCATTTCGCTGCTTGTTGATACCGTGGATGAGCCGCTTAAGGGCCTGGGGATAGCTATCTGGCGCATATGGAGCACCGGTTCGTGATACACAAACGAAAGGACTGGTTTTAGGAATAGATTTTAATTCATCCATGACAAATTGTGGCATGCTGATAGTACGACGGGAGAATGTATTTTTCGTGTCCTTATGGATGGTCCTGCCGGAGGCTGTTCTTGTGGTTGCATCGATGATCGTAATGGTATTGCGATCAAAGTCCACATTCTCCCATTGAAGCCCGGCTGCTTCTTCACGCCGGAGTCCACCATAAAGCGCAAGCATTAGCGGAACGCGGAAGGGGTGACCTTCCGTTGACATACACAGATCATCAATGTCGCGCTGGTTTAGAATACGTTGCTTGCGCTTTGGCGTCTTCGGAAGCTGGGCAGATGAAAGCGGGTTGACTGGAATATAGCCATGTCTGACACCCCATGACATGGACAAGCGCAACGGCTCCATCAGGCTCATGGCGGTACGCATTGAAATGGGCCTGCCTGTGAGTGTACCATTTCGCAGATCATCAATGAGCCTTTTTTGCGTCTGCGCATTGACGCGCTTGATCTGGAGAGTATAGACCGGGTGCTTGCTGATACGATCGATTCCATCCGAGTATTTTGATAGAGTGGTTGCGGCCACATGGTTGACGCAGTGCTCAGCAAACCAGCGTTCCATAAGCTGGCCGCAGGTCATGCTGTCTCCATGGACATCAATGCCAGCGTTGGATAGCCGCTCCAGCTTTCGGGCCTGCTCCCACGCCTGTTCCTTGGTAGCAAATCCGCTTACACGCTTCATGCTTATGTTTCCCGCGTCATCTGTGACACGATAGCGTACACTCCATACGGAGCCCCTTTTGGTAACGGACGCCATGGCGTACCTCCGAAAATATCGTATAGGGTATATATATAAAATATTTCGTGATAATGTGTTAGTTTGCCCTGCAATCCCGTATGACGTATGGGATTGCGGGCTTTTTTGCATGTGACAGGCTGGTGTAAGTCGTGCTAGCCCGCCTGAAAAATGTGTTAGACGTTGGATTCGATGTTGTGATAAAAAGTAACGTATAAGAAGGAATATGTATCGCTTATATCAGAATGCTGATAGTAGAGTTTCACGTTTTTCCAATTTGATTCAAGGCCGTAATAATCATTATCATCGAAGGTGGACCAGATTGCCGTCCACGAAGCAGGCATTTTGTACTTCTTTGTTTGGCTTCCTTCAAAAGTGGAAATATTATTCCATACCACTTCTTTGTCTGCCGATCCATATAATGAAATCAATCCATCGCGGATTGTGTAGTAATCCTTAAGAACAAAATCAGAGAGTGCAAATTTGAAGTCAATGCTGTCCCACTCCTCTGGTGAAGCTTCTGATGCTTCTTCTTTTGGAAGTTCATCCGTCAAAGTTATATAAACACTAGCGAGAGGACATCCAAATAAAGCAGCGCTTGTATCTGCAAAATATTGATCCCAGCTATCCAGAAAACTGTATATTTGCGGTTCCAAGATTATATCCATATTCCGCTCCAGACTGGCGACAACTTCAGACACAGAATACTCACTTGATATTTCAAAAGGAAAATGAATAGGATCATCTTCTGCATATGCTGAAAACGATATTAGCAGGCATACTAGAATTATAATGGTGTATTTTTTCATATAGCAGTCTCCTTTCATCAGAAACTACATCAGTCCTAAAGCCTGATAAAAAGAAATAGCCTTTACTGCATACTCGCAGGAAACATCAAAAAAATCAGCAATTTCCCATGTCTCGGATAGTCCGCTGCGATATGCTTTTTTAAGCTCGCACAGTGGCATGAGCTTTGAGTAGGACCATTTGTCCGCGCGGCGCTCTGCTTTGGCGCGAATGTCGAATGAAGAGTACTCGTTATAGAAGCCGCCGTATTCACAATGTCCCAATTCATGCGCCAGAGCTTCTTTTTCTCCAACGCGCGTAAGTCTGGAGGATAGGACAATATAGCAACGCTTGCTTTGAATGGTAAATGACTTGCAGCTTTCCAACGGCTGAAAATCGACATTGTGGTGCTTTGCTTCTGCTATAGCAAACAATGCCTCATTTGTCACCGGCCTCACGCTCCTTGATATAGCGCGCATACCTTTTGACTTCTTCGAGTTGTGCATCTGTTATGTTACCATCGCCACCGAACAGAGCAAATTTTATATCGGCATCTGTAATAGTTGCTTTATGACTAATACCCTGCTCGCCGATCAATGCGGCCACAGATGTATTCAGGCCGGACGCAATTTGGCTGATCGTTTCGGTAGAAGGGGATATCGCATCTTTTTCGATCAGGCTGATCGTGCCTTGAGATACACCACTTGCTCTTCCCAGCGCACGCTGCGACAATCCTTTTTTACAGCGCAAATCTCGTATGCGCTCACCCAGGGTCATTGCTTGCCACTCCTTTATGATAAAAAATTATATCGCTATTATATCATGGAATGATTAAAATACTAGTTGACAAGTGATAAATATACTCGTATAATGCGATTAACATATTAGTCATTGGGGGTGGGAAATTGATTAGGTTGCAAGCCATGCGAGAAGCAAAAGGATGGTCGCAGCGTATGCTGTCTGAAAAGAGCGGTGTTAAGCAGGCAGTAATTAGCTTGATTGAACAGGGCTATACAAAGAACCCGCGCGTTGATACCATCAGTAAATTGGCTCAGGCACTTGAATGCACGATAGATGTACTCGTCGGGGAAGCGGAAGAACAGGAGGGACGATGATGCCGCCAAAATACCTGCCCCCAAAGGAAGCGGCTTCGGCATTGGGCTTGTCTACTGCAACCATCAGTCGATGTGTTAAGCGAGGAGCTCCAGTGCACCGCTGGGGATCGACTGGCACCCGATACCGGATATGCCTTGAAGAATTCGTTGCCTGGATGGAGCGGCAAAACAGCGATTATACCTTTGCCGGAGAAACGCAAGCCCAGCAACAGGATGCCGAGGAAATGGCGAGAAAGCGCCGGGAAATGATACGGGCGCTTTAGAAAGGAACGCTGAAAATGAGAATTTGCATGGAACTTTCCGCCGAACGCGCACAGCTTGATCGGCTGCGGGCCGCATACAAGGATCACCTTGCGGTGGAAGGAAATAGCCGACTGAAATGGCTTGAACGGGAGATCGACATGCAGGAGGAAAAGGTGAAGGTGCTGACAGCCGCGCGGAACGCGACGCATCCAGGAGGATGTCTGGCATGCGCCAGCAGAGCAACATGCGCCTTCTTTCGGTAGTGGACTGATGCTGAAGAAATACCGGGAGAAAGGAGGGGTGCGATATGTCCGAAAAAATACGAGATCTGCAAGATTTTCTTGCATTGCTGGACGACGTGAAGGGGCCCAGCGCCAGCGGGAACTATGTGGCGCGGTGCCCAGCGCACGATGACGGCACCCCAAGCCTTACAGTCTGCGCGAAAGAAAGCCCAAAGGATGGAAAGCGGCGTATCTATTTTCATTGTCAGACCAAACGTTGTACCCAGGAACAGATCCTTAATGCCCTTGGACTGACGGCGCGTGATTTGATTATAGACGATTGGTGCACTCGTGTTGATCACTTGTCTGATGGCACTAGAATATATACTGTTGGCAAGAAGTCGCCCAAATCTAAAGACGCGGGCGATGGGCTAGGAAAGTTGACCAATACCTATGACTATACAGACAGTGATGGCACGGTTCTGTTCCAGGTTTGCAGATTTGAAAAGCTGGATGCGGATGGGAAGAAGGTCAAAACCTTTCGTCAGCGGCAATACAGGCCAGATGATCCCAAAGCCAAAAACGGGTATGTATGGAGTGTTTCAAGCGAAGTAAGGACACGCACCCTGTACCACCTGCCGGATGTGTCGTCGGCGATCCGAAACGGGACGCCAGTATTTGTGGTAGAGGGCGAGAAGGACGCCGACACGATGGCACGCCTGGGCTATGTAGCCACAACGAATCCGGGCGGCGCTGGGAAATGGCAGGATGGACACACCACATTGCTGCGCGGCGGCGATATCGTGGTGCTGTATGACTGCGACGTTGAAAAGAATAATTACACCGGGCAGAAGCATGCCTGGGATGTTGCCACCAGGCTAAAGGATTGCGCGTTGCGGGTGAGGATGCCGGCGCTTACAGACGCCTGCCCGGATATGCCGCCCAAAGGCGACATTACGGATTTTTTTGAAATCATGGGCGAGGAGGCCGGGAAAAAAGCCTTAGATGCGCTGGTGGCGGAATGCGCCGATTTTGACCCGCAGGCCGCACCTCCATGGCTTGACCCGATGGAAGCAGCGGCAGCGATGTATGACAAAGTGGGCGGCTACTGCGTGCAGGACGGATGCATCTGCCAGCGGACGAACGATGGCGACCGGAAGCTGTGCACCTTTGTGGCTCTGCCATCGCAGATCGTAACGCGGGACGATGGTGTGAATCTTGAAAAAGTGTTCGTGATCGACGGCTGGGCGCAGGGCGGACAGCAGCTTCCGCAGGTGCAGGTAAAAGCGCCCCGATTCAAGGGGATGGATTGGGTGCTGGAAAGCTGGGATTTTGCGGCCAATATCATGCCGGGCAACCTGATTAAGGACAAGCTGCGCTATGCCATAACCGAGGTTGGCCGTATGAGCGCGAAGCGAAGAACAGTGTATACGCATACAGGCTGGCGTAAAATCGGCGGTCAATGGACGTATCTGCATCAAGGCGGGGCGGTTGGCACCGAGGGGGTGAGCGTAGACCTGGAAAGCTCGCTGGCCAACTACACGCTGAACGGCTGCGATGATCTTGAACCGGGAGAAGCGGCGCGCCAAAGCCTGATGGTGCGCAAATGTATCTCCGACCGCCTAGCGGTTCCGCTCCTGGGGGTGATGTTTCTTGCGCCTCTGTGTGAATTCATGCGGCAGGCGTCGTATGCTCCGGGTTTCGCTCTGTTTATCCTCGGAGGAACCGGCTGTCGCAAGTCAACGGCTATTGGGCTTACACTTAGCTATTTCGGTACATTTCATGCAAAAAACCTGCCTGCCAGCTTTGATGACACCTCCAATACAATCCGCAAAAAAGCATTTATTCTCAAGGATTGCCCGATTGTTGTCGATGACTATCACCCAGAAACGAGCTTGCAGGAACGGCGCAGGATGGAAAGTATTGCGCAGAGCTTGAGCCGTGCATTTGGCGACGGAACGGATCGCGGACGATTAAAGGCTGACCTGAGCCTGCGGGAGGCTATGCCGCCACGCGGCGTTGCAGTGATGAGCGGCGAGGATATGCCGAATATTGGTGACAGCGGCACAGCCAGATTCTATGTGGTGAATGTCGGGCAGCAGGATGTGCCCATAACGGAGGAACTGACGGAGGCGCAGGAAATGGCTAGGCGGGGAGTGTTGCGCAGGGTAATGCGCGGGTATATCGAGTTTTTGCAGCCCCGTGCCGACAGATTGAGCAAGCAGCTTGAAACGCGATGGCTGAAGCTGCGTGCCCAGGCGATCAAAGAAACGCAGGGGGCACACAAACGTGCTCCGGAGGCGCTTGCCCACATAATGCTTGGCTACAGCATGATGCAGGACTACCTTGTGTCGGTCGGGGCAATGACGGACGAAGAGGCAAACGCCGATTTTCTGGACGCCTGGCGCGTGCTGGTCGAAAACAGCACGGAACAGGGAAAGGAAGCCAGAGAGGAACGTCCGAGCAAACGCTTCATTTCCGCTATCAGCGAGCTGCTGGTGAACCAGACGGTGACAGTAAAGGACCTGAGCATCCATTCCGCCACAGCGGAAAAAGGCATGATAGGCTATGTGGATGCGGATTATTACTATCTGCTTCCAGAAATGTCTTATACAACTGTTTCCAGGCTGTACAGCGATCAGGGGATGACCTTTCCGCTATCCAAGCGGCTTTTGTTTCGACAGCTCAGGGATGACGGGATAATCGTGCCGGATGCCGATGGCAAGACAACCAAAAGCAAGAGTGTCGGTGGAAAGATCGTGCGTCTCCTGTGGATTCCCAGGCGCTTTTTGGACGGTGATACACCAGCCCCTGAAGAGCAGCTTCGTATGGACGGATATGTGCAGGTCAGCGATGAGGACATGCCGTTTTGATTGTACGGAAAGGATGGTACAGTATGAAAGCCACGGAAATGAAAGTAACCTACATCGACCCTGATATGCGGCAGCTATTTGTCGAAAAGCTACCCGATGGCGGATATGGTGTGTGGAGCCAGAAAGACAAGCATGCGCCGCGCAAGCTGATGGCTGCGTCCATCCGAAAGGACGGATACAAAACGTTTGAGGATGCGCAGCATGCATTGGACCTCTATGTGTCAAACAAGCGGTACAGCGGGCCAGGCAATGCAAGCTGGGAAGTGCTTGTAAACGGAAAGGCAACAAGCTGGAATGACTACAGCGCCATGGTGCGTGGCGAACTGTCTGCGCCATCGGCGGAGGCTCCAGCGGCAATCGTGTCGCTGGCCAACATTGAATACAGGATCGCGGTCCATATACAAGGGGTTTATGAGAATATCCTTGAGGTTGGCCGTTGTTTGAACGAGGCGAAGGAGGCCGGGCTTGTACCCCACGGACAATGGGAAGCGTGGGTCAGGAAAAACACCGGTATGGGCGAACGTAGCGCACAGAAGCTGATGCAGGCTGCGCGATGCGTACAGGCCGGGAGCGCGATGGAGCGCCTGCCCATCAGCAAGATACAGGCTATTTTATCGCTTCCAGAGGCGGAGCGCGAACCGATGGCGGAGCGGGCAACAACAGAGGACATGAGTTTGCGGGATCTGCAAGAGGCTATCAAGCGGGAAAAGCAACGCGCTGACCAACTGGCCGATGAGAAGGACAAGAGCATCGCCCGCGCGGTAGCCGCCGAGCGCGAGCTGGACAATTTGAAAGCGGACCTTCCAAAGCTGGCTGAGAATCTAGCAGATGAATATGTCGAGAAGGCTGTTGAAGAAATAGATGCCTTGCGTGAACAGCTGGAACAGGCGCGCGCCAAAGCGTCGGCACCGGCTGCCAGCATCAGCCAGGAGGCACAGGCAACGATCGACCGGCTGACCCGCGAGCTGGCCGAGGCCGAACGTTACGCCGAGCGGCAGGCAGAGTTGCGGCAGCATGCCCAGCAGGAGCTTCTCAACCAGCGAGTGCAGACTGCGCGAGGTGAGAGTGCTGAATTATCCGTCTTCGGGTGTGGGGAGCTTGCAGCGGCTGTGCAGGCGTTTATGGGAGCTGCGGGCATTCTTCCTCATCTTGGGGCGAGCATTGCGCAGATAGCCGAGGCAGAACGCATACAAATGCGGCAATATGTTGATATGGTGGCCACATGGGTGGAAGGAGCGCGCCAGGCGCTGGACGCGGTCATTGTTGAGGAGGATGGAATATGGAAAAGGGAAAGCTGATGAAGGTTCAGGCTGCCGAAGCCATCGCTCTATCCCCGGAGGTAAAGGCGGCGCTGGGACAAATGGGTGAGATCATGCGCAGCATGGCCGATATGCTGCGTGCAACCAACGAGCGTATGGCATCGCTTGAACGGGAGGTCCGGCTTATGACCAAGGTGACGCCAGCGCAGGCCAACGCCATCAATGAAGCCATCCGGCAAAGGGCTGTGGAGCTATGCGGGGAGTATCGGGCGAAGGGATGCGAGAAAGCCGCGGCAAACGCGATCCGGCGGGCCGTGCGCCTGACCACCGGCGTCAACAGCATCCGGGAATTGCCACGATGCGAATATGCTGTGGCAATGGAACAGGTAAAGATGTGGGATGATTTCAAGACCATGAAAGCACTTAGAAGCAAGGCTGACAAGGAGGCGTGGCATGAATAAGCTCATCATAATCGGAAACCTGACCCGCGACCCAGAGCTACGCACGACACAGGATGGAACGGCTGTTTGCAATTTTACGGTTGCCGTAAACCGAAAGGCACGGACAGACGGCCATCCGGAGGCAGATTACTTTCGTGTGACGGCTTGGCGCACACTTGGCGAGAGCTGCGCAAAATACCTGACCAAGGGAAAAAAGGTGTGCGTTATCGGTGCAATATCGGCGCGGGGGTATACGGGTGGCGACGGAAGTACCCATGCATCGCTTGATCTTTTGGCCGATGAAGTGGAATTCCTGACGCCCAGAAGCACCGACCCCGGCACAGGGAGGGATGCGGGATGAACGCCATGGAAATCCTGAACAGATGCCGTAGCGCAGCCGGTGAGATTGAACGGCTGGACCAGCGTATTGCGCGTTACAGAGCATGCGCGACAGACAGCTCGGCGCGCATTGGCCGTGTAGGATGCGCGCAGGGAACGGCATGCGATCCTGTTTCGCAATTCGCCGTAGAGATAGCGGATTGCAGGAAGCAGCGCGATCAGCGGCAACGCGAGTATATGGCTGAAAATTACTGTGCCTGCAAGCTGCTGGACAAGCTGCCGGAAACGGAGTGCGCCATCTTGTACCGATACTATCTGGCAAGAAAGACCGTAGGTGAAATCGCCTGTTCGCTGCACTTCACGGTCAACTATGTTAAGCGAAAGAAGGCGGAAGCCGTAGCAAGGCTTGAAGAAATCGATATAGCCTCGGTTTATGAACATTTGCCGGACTGGTATATCGATCAGATCAAGCAGGACGGAGTGCGAAAATCATGAGGATACCTTTAGGATACCCTCAGGAAACCCAAAGGATACCCTCAGGAAACCCAAAGGATACCCATAGGATACCATAAGGATACCCTGAGGATACCTTGCGGAAACCATTGACACTGTGTTATGGTTATGCTGGCCGAAGGGATAAGGAACGATGCGGGTTATGGAGCCTGCATCGTTCCTCTTTGGTTTCAAAAGCGTCTGCGCAGACGCTTTTCAAGAACGGTATGGCGGCCTTGCCTGGATGGCATGGCCGCCGCCGCATATCCGGGTGGAACAAGGTATGCAAAGAAAACAAGCCGATCCGTTTTATTTGTCGAAGGCATGGCGGACCGTGCGCGCCGAAGCCCTACGCCGGGACCATGGCATGTGCGTGCGCTGCATGGAGCGATTCATGAACGGCGGTGAAAAGCCCCGGCTTGCCGTAATCGTTCACCACAAAAAATCCAGAAAGGAATACCCGGAGCTTGAGCTGGAACTTGACAACTTGGAAAGCCTGTGCAACATCTGCCATAACCGCGAGCATCCTGAAAAGGGAAAGAAAAAGCCCGAAACAGGTTTACCGGATATCTGCAAAGGTATACGAATCATTGATATTTGAAAGGGTGAGAGCATGAACGCACAGCTGCGCGAAAAGCATTTTGAGAATCTAAGGGACCCATGCGCCATGGAAATGTACGATGGGCTGTGCAGCGACTATGAACGCCTGTATGGAGCGATCCCTGCCAGCGCTCAGACGATCATCTGTGATATCGCCGTAATGGAACAAAGCAAACGCGCCTATTATGAAAATATCAACAAATGCGGCGTGATGGAGGAATTTCGCAACGGACGCCAGCATTTCTGGCGCGAAAACAAGGCTGTGCAGGCCGCCCGCGCCCTGGCCGAACAGCAGCGCAAGCACATGAACGAACTGAAACTGACACCTTCCAGCCAGCGTGTCACGCCTGATACCGCTGACGATGAGTTTAACAGCTTCTGAAAACAAGACTGCCGCCCGCGTACATCAGTATGCGCGCGACGTGCTTGACGGAACCATCTCCATGGGTGAAAAGGTGCGGCTTGCATGCCAGCGCCATTTTGACGATCTGGAAAAGAGCCGTTCGCCGGATTATCCCTGGCGCTTCGACGAAGCAAAAGCTGCGCGCCCCATAGAGTTTATGGAGCGTTTTTTGTCGCCTACAAAGGGCGAGTACGGAAAAATGCGGCTGCTGGGCTGGCAGTGCTTCGTAGAAGGAAGCCTGTACGGCTGGGTGGACAAACGAACCGGGCTGCGCCGCTTCCGCGAGGGACTTATCGTTGTAGGGCGCGGAAACGGAAAATCCACCATGGTGGCGGGAAACGCGACCTATGGAGCCAGTAAGGATGGGGAACGCGGAGCGGACATCTATCTGCTTGCCAATTCAAAGGAACAGGCGGGCATCGTTTACGAGGAGTGTCAGGCGCAGATTCGCGCAAGCCCCAAGCTGTCACCGCACTTCCGTGTGCTGCGTGACGGCATTCATTACGACGCGACAGGTGGCAGAATCCAGCACCGTGCGAGCGACAGCCGAAAGCTGGACGGTTTGAACCCACATCTTGCTATCTTTGACGAGCTGCATGGCTTTCATGGTTTCAAGCTGATAAACGTTATCAAGCGCGCCATGAAGAAACGCCGACAGCCGCTTGCCCTGTACATCACCACAATGGGCACGGTGCTGGACGGGCCGCTGATGCATTATTACAACCTGTTCACAGACGCCATGCGCGGGCAGCTCCGGCAGGAGATCAGCGACCGGCTTTTCGCGTTTATCTGCGAGCTGGATCAGGAGGATGATATCGAGAACACAAGCACATGGATTAAAGCCAATCCGAGCCTGGGCGCGCTGCTGAGGATGGAGGACCTGGTGAGTGATTGGGAACGTTCCAAGCTGGTGCCACAGGAACGAAGCGACTTTATCAACAAGCAGCTCAACATTTTCACCAATAGCGGCGAAGCCGTATTCGTAGATTATGATGTCATTGAGCGCAACCGCGCTATGATCGACATCAGCAGTTTGGAAGGCCGCGACTGCTATGGCGGATTTGACCTTTCCAATACGGAGGACCATACGGCCGCCGTGCTGGAATTCGAGCTGGACGATGGGCGCATATTCGTGCTGCCTCATACATGGGTACCGGAACGAAAAGTACAGCTGGACAATGAAAAGCTTCCCTACTATGAATATGCCATGCAGGGTTTGCTGAGCATCGTGCCGGGAGAATACATCGAAAAAGAGCTGGTATTTGACTGGTTTAAGCGAATGGGCGAAAGGTATAACATCGTCACCATCGGTTACGACGTGGCTCAGGCGACCACGCTTGTGCGAATGCTTAAGGAACATGGCTTTGCCTGCGAGGTGGTAAGGCAGGGAGCCATTACATGCAATGCGCCCATGAAGGATATCCGCGAAAGGTTGCTGGACGGAAAGATCGTGATGAACCGGAACCCGCTGTTCTGCTGGTATCTTGGGAACGTCCGGCTGCGCCGAAACTTTTACGATCAGGAGAAGGAAAACTGGTATCCGACCAAACGCGACAGGTACCGAAAGATCGACGGCTTTATGGCATTTCTTAATGCGCACGTCGAGTACCTTCGTATCAACCCGCTGGACAATACCGACCGGGATGTGCAAGTGACCGTGTACAGCCTGTACGACTAGGAGGGAAGTGCCTGAATGTGGCCTTTCAAAAACGCCCGTGACAAGCCTGCTGCCAACAGCCCGGATTATGGCAAGATGCGAAACGTGAACCGCACGCGCGCCGACTGGACGATGGCCAACAGTGAGGCCATCTATGCGGCTGTAAGCCGGATCAGCAATACCGTCGCCATGATCCCCATGCATTTGTACAAGGGCATGGAGATCGTCAGGGATGATCCCCGCGAAATCCAAGTGGCCTACACGCCCAACGCCACCATGAATCCGTTCACCTTTCGGCAGACGATGGAAGCGTTCCGCAATGTAGAGGGAAGCGCCTATGCGCTGCTGGTGCCAACTGATGATGGCCTGGGCGTATCCAGCATGGATGTCCTGGATGCCGCGAGAGTAACGCCAATGCGCGATCAGCAGACGCGGGAAATCTGGTATCGGTTTACGCTGGATGATGGCGTACCGGCAATGGTGCATTCCTCAAGCATGATCGCTCTGCACCATATGAGCGCAAACGGGGAGCGCGCCATTCGGCCTGTAGATGTGCTGGCCGGGACGCTGGACTATGACCGGCAGATCAAGGAATTTTCCCTGACCCAGCTTGACGGCGTAAATACCGGCGTTGTGCTGAACATACCGGGGACAGGACTTAGCGACCAGAAGAAAGAAGCGGCGATCAACAAATTCCTGGAAGCATACCGAAAAAGCGGCGGCAGGCTGGTGGTTCTGGAGGGCGGCATAACGGCAACCGCGCTGACCGGCAGCCCGGTCGACCCGCGCGTGCTGGATGTGGAGCGGATCAGCAAGAACCGGGTGGCGACGGTCTACAATATTCCGCCGCACATGCTGGGCGATTACACCGATACAAGCTACTCGACAGCCGAGCAGAGCAAAAGGGAGTTTATTGATCTGACCATTATGCCCATCATCGCGCAGTGGGAAGCCGAATTTAACCTGAAAAGGCTGACCCTGGGAGAGCGGAGGCAGGGCTATGCGTTTCGCAGCGATCTGCGTGCTATGATGCGGGCAGATATGCAGACAATGGCGGAAATGTACCAAAAAGCGATACGCGGCGGGTGGATGCGCCCGAACGAAGTGCGTGAAAGCGAGGGATTTCCGCCCGATCCCTTTGGCGATAAACTGATGGGCAGCCGTGACCTTGTGCCGCTGGAAACGCTTTTGAAAGGGGAGATGAAATAATTGGCGACGTTTTGGAGCTTCAAAAATGAGGTCGCCCCCGGTGTGGACGAGCTGCGCATCGACGGGGAAATCGTGGATGATGAAGAAGCGTGGCTGTATGAATGGTTTGAGCTGCCTCATACCAGCCCCAACATGCTGCGCAACGAGCTGAATGCTCGAAAGGGCCGGGCCATCAATGTGTGGATTAACAGCTATGGCGGAAGCGTGTTTGCAGCGGCAGGAATTTACAACGCGCTAAAAGAGCATACGGGTGTCGTGACAACGATTGTGGACGGCATCGCCGCCAGCGCCGCAAGCGTGATTGCCATGGCGGGCGAGCGCGTGGAGATCACTCCGGTTGGCATGCTGATGATCCACGATCCCATCACCAGTCTGGAAGGAGGCCGGGCAAGTCAATTCAGGCGCACAGCCGACGTGCTGGACAAGGTAAAGGAAACCATCGTGAATGCTTATACGCTGAAAACCGGGCTGGATCGGCAGGAAATAGCGCGGATGATGGAGGAGGAAACCTACATGACGCCGATGGAGGCAGTGCGGCTGGGGTTTGCCGATACCATCCGCAATGCCAATTCAGAAAAAACAGGCGTCGTTAATGGACTGTACAGCCGGAAAAAGGGCGCTGCCGTATATGACGAACGCTTGAAAGACGCGATAGCAGCCGTGTGCCTCAAGCTGGAAGAAGCAAGTTTTTCCGCAAACGACGCTTCTCATGCGAGACATGAGGATACCCAAGGAGCCGACGCTTTGCTGGAGGAGGCGCGCAGGCGTCTTGCCCTGCGCGGACGGCTTGGAAACAGACAAACTTTTTGATGTGAATGGAGGAAACGAGGATGGCAACGATTCTGGAAACCAAACAGGCGCTTTCGGATATTCGCAATGAATTGCGCAAGGAACAGCAGCGCGGCGTTGAGCTGGCCAGAAATCCCGACGCTACTCTGGAGGAGGTCACGGCGCAGAGCGCGCTGCTTGATACGTTGCAGGCGCGGGAGGCGCTGCTGATGCGCGACCTTGAACGTCAGGAGAGTGAGGGGCGTAACCGGGCAGAAAACGGCATGCAAGACCGCAAGCCTGGCAGCTCCTTTGGCTGCATGGGCGAATTTCTGAAATCCGTGCGCGATGCGTGCACGCCCGGCACTTCGGCAGATCGTCGGCTGTTCCGCGTGGCGGATACCGCCACGGGAGCCAATGAGGGGACCGGTGCGGATGGCGGATACCTGGTGCCGCCTGAATATGCGGATGGCATCATCGATCTGGTACGCGGAGAAAGCGTGCTGTATCCCCAGGCGCGCAAGGTGCCTATCTCCGGCAACCGGCTCATCGAAATGTACCTGGCGGAAAGCAGCCGCAAAGATCCCAGCAGCGGCAGCCGCCATGGCGGAGTGCTGGCCTACTGGAAGGGAGAGGCCGATCAGTATGTTGCAGTAAAGGCACAGTTTGGCGAGCGCACCACGAACCTCCAGAAGCTGACCGCCTATTGTCCGGTGACCGAGGAGCTGCTGGAGGACTACCCGGCGATGGAAGCTACCATCAACGACCTTGTTGGACGCGAATTTGCCTTCAAGGCAGACGACGCGATGCTCAACGGCACGGGCAACCTGATGCCCCTTGGCATTCTTGCGACCAATTCCGGCACGCCTGCGCAGAACAACGGCGCGCTGGTGACTATCGACAAGGAAAGCGGTCAGACGGCCAAAACGCTGATGTTTGAGAACATCATTAAAATGTACAATGCGCTTATCGCTCAAAACCGCAGCAACGCCGCCTGGTACATCAATCAGGATCTGGAAATTCTTTTGATGCAGCTTACGATGCCAACGGGCAGCATCAAGAGCACCGGCGACAGCGCGGTGGAAAAAATCGTGGGACAGAGCGGCGCGCCGGTCTATCTGCCCGCCGGTGCCTATGGCAACGCCGAAGCGCGGCTTTTCAATCTGCCCGTGCGGCCCATCGAGCAGTGCGGAGCGCTGGGTGAGAAAGGCGACATTGTGCTGATGGATGCCAGCCAGTATCTGTGGATCGAACGGACGGGCATCACGAGGCAGAGTAGCATGCATGTGCGCTTCGATTATGATGAAACGGTATTCAAATTTACCTGGCGCGCCGGTGGGCGACCCGACTGGATGAACAAGATCGAGGCGTACAAGGGCACTACGGCCAGGAGTCCCTATGTTTGCCTTGCCGAGCGCGCTTAAACGCGCGCTGGGGCGGGCAATGCGCCGCTTCCCGCATTGCCGCAGGCGTGCGCTTGACGGAGAGGAGGAAAATGCATGCCGGAGGCGATGGGGCCGAACATTAATGACTTGAAGCGCTATGCGGGCTTGAACCCGGACGGCGATGTGCAGACCCTTTCCGTCTGCATGGAAGCTGCGAAGGAATGGTTCAGAAATGCCGGCGTAGAGGGAGACGTGGAGAACAGTGCCTTGTATGCACTTGGCGTGTATATGCTGGCGGTGCACTATTTTGATAATCGCGGCGTGCTGGATTTGAGCAGCGCGGCCAGGAGCAGCGACAATCTGCCTTTTGGCGTAATGAGCATCATGCACCAGCTTAGACTGTAGGAGGAACGCCATGCACAAACGGTTTAACGCCGGTGAAATGCGCACACAGATCATCATCAAGGCGTGCAAGGCCCGGAAGGACGCCGACAACTACGCAAAGGATGACTATGTGCCCCTGTTTGAAGGACAGGCCATAAGCTGCAAGTGGGTGAACGTCCATGGCAAAGAGGTGTATGAGGCGGCACGGCTTGATCTGAAAGAGGCGGCAACGATCACCATGCGTTATACGCCGCTGGTGGATGCCAGATGCCGAATTTGGAAAGCAACCGAGGCGGACGATCCCAAAGCCGGATATGATGTGGTGAGCCTTGACGACATTCAGGACCGGCACGAGCTGCTGGAAATAAAGGTGAAACGGGTGGTGAAAGCATGAGCCTCGAAAGCGACATCGGCGCGCTTGTGGCGTTTAGCGGCTTTCCCTGCGTGGCCAATGAATACAACGGCGGCGAGGAAAGCTACTTCGTTTTTACGACTTCGACACAAGGCTTGTTTTTTGCGGATGACAGGCCAGTGGTCGAACGCGAAGCCGTTTCCCTGCATTTGTACTGCCCGCACAGTCTCAACACCGTTTCGTTGCGCAAGCAGATCAAGATCAGAGCGGACGGGGCGGGCTTTACATGGCCAACGGAACAAAACTTGAGCGACAAAGAAGGACAGCACATCCTTTTTGAGTTTGAGCGCGAGGTGGATGTGGATGGCCAGCTTTCGGGTGGATGGGCTGGATGAACTGCTGAGGGATTTTTCCGCGATTGCCGAACTGCCGGACACGGTCGCCGAAGATATGCTTAATGCTGAGGCCGATGTGCTGGTAGAAGCGCAGAAGGCCACGGCGGGGAGTATGCTGGCCGGACCATACAGCAAGGGCATCACGGCATTTGGACTGACAAAAGGCAAAGTGCAGATGAGCAGCGGTGGGAAGATTCTGCACATCACGTTCAAAGGAACGATTACCGACGCGCACCATAAGAAGCCCACGCGGATTGCGGAGATTGCCTTCATCAACGAGTTTGGCAAAGAAAGACAGCCGCCGAGGCCGTTTATCAAAACGGCCAATGAGGAAAAGGGGGACCAGGCCGTTCAGGCAGCTGCCCGCATATACGATCGTTTTCTGAAAACAAAAGGCTTTTGAAAAGGAGTGACACAGCATGGCTGATATCGGATTGAAATACATGGCCGGTGCCATAATGGACACCGACCCGGAAAATGCGCAACCCACCTATGAACCGGGATTCGTCATTGGAAAGATGGTGAGCACCAACCTCACAGTGACGAACGCTGAGGGTGAGCTGTATGCGGACGATCAGCTTTCCGAGTATGTGAGCGAGTTTTCCAGCGCGGATTTCACCGCAGAGGTCGATAATATTCCGCTGGAGAAGCAGGCGATCATGTACGGCGCGACCTACGAGGACAACGAGCTGTTCCACAGCACGAACGACACGCCTCCCTATATGGCCATCGGCGGCGCACAGCAATTTCGGATCAACGGCGCAAGAAAGTATCGCACTTGGTATTTTGCCAAAGCAAAGGCTTCTTTGCCCGACTGGAAGGGTACCACCAAGGGCGGCTCGATCTCCTTTGGTACGCAGCCGATCAAGATGAAGGTGACGGCACCCAACGTCGGACGCTGGTATCGGGTGAAAGAATTCGATACCTACGAAAATGCCAAGGCGCACATTGACATGTTGCTTGGCGTGAAAGACTGGCACGGTGTAAACGTGCAGATCAATGGCGCGGAATCCGGAGAAGGTGCATCTCCGGTTGGAACAAGCTATGTAGCCAATGGCGATGCGTTTGTACTGACGGTAGCGGGCACGCCTACAGCGCTGTATGACAACGGGGTGGATCAGGTCGCCAGCATCAGCGAAAACAAATATACCATTTCCAACGTGGAGGGCGATCACAATATTGCGGTGATCTTCTGATGACGGTATGGGCGGCTGTGTTCTGCGCACAGCCGCCTTAACTTCACTTTGACGGGTTATTGAATTTGTGCCATCAATGCCTGCTGAAGCACGGAGGAAAAATTGATGTGCCGTTTTTCGGCTTCGTCGTTGAGCCATTGCGGGATGCTGAGGGTTTTTTTGACGGCCTTTGTGCGCTGCTTGAACGCAAGGGGATCGGCGGCGACCATGGAGACAAAATCCTCTCCATCCGCATGAAGCGACTGAATGCGGCCGGGCTGCGGCAATTCCACGCCGCGATCCATGAGGGAGCACAGATAGCCGCCCAGCGCGGCAGACGCCTGCGAGACCGCCTGCGCCGCGTCGTCCCCTTCGGACAGGCAGCCGGGCAGGTCGGGAAACTCCACCCAATAGCCGTTTTCCTCACAGTGGAAAATTGCGGGATAGGCTTTAACCATGGGAACACCTCCTCAAAATCAGTCAGGGGGGGCGGGGCTTATTTCAGCCCCGCCTGCTTGAGAATCGCGTTCAGGAGACCGGGTTTCAGGTCCTGATTCCCGTGGACGGGAACCGTGATGGTCTGGCTGCCCTTGACCATGATGTAGTGACTGCCGTGGATTCGGTCAATCTTCCAGCCATGGTCGAGCAGCAGCCTGACCACCTCTTTGCCGCTCATCGTCACTAGCATTCCCTCCTGACATTGTTTATTATAATACGTATCTTACGTATTGTCAAGGCTTTTTGAAAAAGCGGCCAGGGGAGGCGTTGGCATGGAGGTTTACTGCCATAACGAAGCGTTTTGGCAAACCCGGCCGTGGCGTAAAAGCGCCCGCGCGGGAGTTTTCTGAACGGGCGGCTGTGTTTTGCGCACAGCCGCCTGTGCGTTTTTTTGAAAGAACATGCTGGAGGATGAGGCAGTGAAACTGGAAGAGTATTCTTTTTTATATAATGCCGCTGCTTATTTTGCGGCCAAGGAACATTTTGGAGCAAAGGAACGCGCCGCACTGGAGGCTCTTCGGCAGAAAACGCCTGATGATGAGAAAAATACACAGGCATACAAACAAGCTGAAAGCGAGCTGGAGGACGCCGCGAACAGACAGAATTTTGTTTCTCTGATTACGCAACCCACACAGGAGGGATTTGAGGCGCTATGCTGGGCAGTGGCGGAGCTTGCCACTCAGGGAGAGCTACTTCGCCGCCACATGGGGTATGAACCGCGGGAGCTGCTAACAGCGGAAAAGGTTCGGCGCGAACTTGCTCCCCATCAGGTTGCACAAGCCATATCGTTTGTGATGGCAGCTGTGATCCACGGTATCCATGAACCTTCGGACGCTGATGACGAGGTGGACGAAGTTCTGGAAGAACTTCAAAAAAAAACGGGAAGGAACTGACCCTGCCCGATTACCTTGGGCTGTCATTGGAAATGGGGCTGAGCATGAAAGAAGCCATGCTGATGGAGATAGCAACAGTATACAGTGTTTACCGGATACGGTTTGACAGACGAAAGGCAGGCCGTCAGAAATGAGTACGACGCGCGATGTCAGCACAAGACTGATTTTGCAGGGCGAGAAGGAATACCGCGCCGCCATGCAGCAGATCAGCCGGGAGTACCGGGTGCTGGAGAGCGAGCTGAAAAAAGTCGACAGCGATTTTGAGGGGCAACGGAATACCCTTGCTGCACTGGAAGCCCGACACAAGGCGCTTAACGATGTGATCGCCCAGCAAAGCCAGCGGTTGAAAACGGAAAAGGATGCTCTGGAAAATGCCCGTAAGCTGCAAGAGGATTATGCCCGTCAAGCCGCTGCCGCCCGCCAGTCCCTGGATGAGCTGATCAGCTCAACCGATGACGCGGCGAAGGAAACCGAAGAGTATAAGGATGAGGTCGCCAGGCTCCAATCGGAGATCGCAAAGAACGAAGCAGCTGAAACCAAATGCGCACAGGCTGTTGCCAATCATACGGTAAAAGCCAATGATGCGCAGGTGAAGCTGAATACGCTGAACCGGGAATTGGCCAGCAACGGCAAATATCTTGAAGAAGCCAGAAACAGCGCGGATGGCTGCGCCAAAAGCATCGACGCGTTTGGCCGTGAGGCATCGGAAACAGGGGATGATGCTTCGCAGATGGCGCAGCGGGTAAAGGCGGGTGTGGACGCTTTATCCGCTGCGCTGGCTTCCGCCGGTATTGCCGCCGGGCTGGATAAGATTCGGGAAGCGATCGAAGCGTGCATCGCGTCGTCAAGAGATTTTGAAAGCGCCATGGCTGGGGTGGCAAAAACCACGGATATGAGCGACGGTGAACTGGCAGCGATGGGTGACGCTTTCATGGAAATGAGCACGCGCATTCCATTGAGTGCCAAGTCGCTGGCCAACATCGCCGAAGCCGCGGGGCAACTGGGCATAGCCAAAGAGGACATTACCGCGTTTACGGAAGTGATGGCAAAGCTGGGCACGGCGACCGACATGACCAGCACCGAGGCCGCCACCATGCTTGCGCAGTTTTCCGCCGTGACGGGTATGGACTCCGGCTATTATGCCAACCTTGGAAGCAGCATTGTGGCCCTGGGCAACAATTTCAGCACGACTGAAAAGAAAATCACCGAAATGGCCCAGGCTACCGCAGGCGCGGGAACGAACGCGGGCATGAGCGAAACGGATATTCTTGCGCTTTCCGCAGCCGTAACGAGCCTTGGCATAGAGGCGACCACGGGCGGTACCAATATGAGCAGCCTGATCGGCGAGATGCAAACCGCTGTGGAAACCGGCAAGGATCTGGACGAATGGGCTGCCGCCGCCGGAATGACAGCGACGGAATTCAGCGCGCTTTGGGGCGTTGACGCTACCGAGGCTCTGCGGGCGTTTATCCTGGGAATCGGCGACACCGAGCAGAGCATGCTGCTTACGCTCAAAACACTGGGGATCACCGAGGAGCGAACCACACGCATGATCACCAGCCTCGCCAATGCCGAGAAGAAGAACGGGACGCTGACCAAGGCGATCACGCTCAGCAACAAGGCATGGCAGGAGAACAACGCGCTCAACAAGGAAGCCGCCACGCGATACGAAACCACCGACAGCAAAATTCAGCTCTACAATAATTCGGTGGATGATTTGAAAATTGCCGTAGGCGACCAGCTGACGCCCGCATTGGGCACCCTTGCCGAAACGGGAGCGGATGTGGTTGGATGGGCGGCTGACTTTGTGGAGCAGAACCGCTGGCTTGTACCGGCCATTACCGGCGTTTCCACAGCGCTGGGCGCGCTGACCGTTGGGGTGGTGACGGCAACCGTGGTGGTACCTGCTCTGAAAGCGGCATGGACGGCCTTGACCACCGCCCTGAATGCATCGCCCTGGCTGATGGCGGCAAGCGCCGTGCTGGGCCTTGTGGCCGCTTTGGGTACCTGGGCCACAAGCACCAAATCACAGGTCGACGAACTGACCAGCGCAGCACAGGCGCTTCCGGAAGCATTTGAAAGCGCGAATGATCAGTATGCCGAAAACCTTGCCCAGATCGAGGGGACGGCGGCCAAAGCGGATGCGCTGATCGAAAGGCTCGCCGAGCTGGAAGCCAAGAACGCATCCACCGGTCTGGATGCGGATGAATGGCGGGAATGGAACGCACTGCTCGGCTCCCTAGTAGAAACCGTGCCGGAGCTGTCCGACAAGATCAATCTTCAAACCGGCGAGATCGATGGCGGAACAGCGGCGCTTAAGCTGAATACAGACGCCTGGAAGCAGAACGCCATCGAGCAGGCCAAGGTGAAGGCGCTTCAATCCCAATATGACGCTTATGCCGCCACCATCAGCGAGCTTGAAGAAAACCGCATCAAGCTGACCGTCGCCACCAAAGAGGCAGAGGATGCGGAGAACGCCTACCGAGAAAGCGTACAGAGGCTGACCGAGGCCACGGGTATAACCGAGGAGCAACTCAACAGCACCGGAGATGCCGCCGCGCTGCTTGCCCTTACCCTTGCTGGGAGCAGTGCGGAGTATGGTCCGCTGGTGGAAGAGGTTATCCGCCTGGGAGAAGAAAACCGGGAAGCGCAGCAGAATGTGGAGGACCTGACGAACGCTGTCGCGGAAGATGAAGATGCCGTAGCATCCAGCAGAGAAAGCCTTGAAGCCTATAACGAAGCGCTTGGGGCGCTGGATGATGTTTCAGGCGGCGCGGCAGGCGGGATCGGGGAACTTACCGACGCACAGAGCGATCAGGTGGCGCAGTTTGAAACGCTGCAACAGAAGCTGACCGAGCTGACGGAAGCATACGAAAAGTATTATGAGGATGCGCTGAAAAACATCAGCGGCGTGGTAAGCGGATTCGACGAGGTTACAGAGGCGGAAACCAAGTCGATCGATGAAAGCATGAAAGCGCTGGACAGCCAGCTTGCCTATCTGACCGATTATTCGGACAACTTGCTGAAGCTGAAAGAACTGGCGGATGAGGGCGGCGTTGCGCTGAATGAAAACCTTGTGGCCAAGCTAAGCGACGGCAGCGTGGAAAGCGCGGCCATATTGCAGGGCATAGTGGACGATGGCGGGGACAAGCTGGCGGACCTGAACGCCAAGTTTGGCGAGGTAGAAACAGGGAAAAACACGTTCGCCACCATCGTTGCGCAGATGCAGACGGATTTCAATGCCAAAACCGACGCCATGGTCCAGCAGATGCAAAGCATGGTGGCAGGTCTCAACCAATCGGAGAGCGCCAGTGCCAATGCACGAGCCACTGTGAATGCCATGAATGCGGCGCTTGAAGCGGGCATTGCGGAAACCCAGGGGATCGTAAACAGATACAATCAGGCGCTTGCCGCGCTGGGGCGCGTGCGCACGGCGAAACTGACCAGCCACGCAGCCGGACTTACGAGTGTGCCATATGACGATTACCCCGCAAATCTGCATAAGGGCGAACGGGTATTGACGGCATTGCAGGCCCAGGCATTGGACGCACAGAGCCGCGTGAGCGTGTATTTCCCCGCGCCCGATTCACGGCCCGCAGCCCCGACGGTTACCGTAGCGCGACAGACCGACCTGGACTATCGCCAGATAGGGATGGAGGTTGCCAACGCGCTGGACGGGATGAGTGTGGTGATCGACGGCGAACAAGCCGGGCGGATTCTGGCGGCCTATGTTTCGCAAGAACAGGGCAGCGCTTTGAATGCCGGGCGGTTTTCGCTGTAACGGGAGGAATGCGGCATGAAAGAGCTTTATCCGGTACGCCTGAACGGCGTGGGCCTGAATGCCATTGACGCGCGCTTCCATGTTGCGGATGTTGAGGAGGAAGGCCCGAAAATCAAGGTGACGACCCAAAGCAGAGCAAAGTACGATGGCCTTCGGATGATACGGCGGGAGCGGGAAACCCGCCGCATCATTGTGCATGTTGTCCTTTGGGAGCGGGACAAGATGAAACGTCTGGAGATGTACGACAAGCTGGTGGAATGGGCCGAGAGTGGCGGAATGCTGACGCTGGGTTATCGGAACGGCCAGCAGATTCGGGTGGAGTGTACGGAATTGCCGGATATCAGCGGGCGCGACTGGAAAGAGGAAGTGGATGTCGTTTTCACGGCATATGACCCATATTGGCGCGGTCTGGACCCTGTGGCAACGAGCGTTTCAACTGCCGCAGGACAGACGGCAGCCGCGAATTTACGCCCGCGCGGCACGGCCCGGCATACGTTTTTGGAATTTGAAATTACCAATACCGGCACGGCGGCCATGAGCAGCTTGAGCGTAAGCGTAAACGGCGGTTCATTCATTCTGCGCGGCTTAACGCTTGCATATGGCAAGACGCTTACAGCCAGCTACGACAACCATGGATTTCTGGCCCTGAAAGTGGATGGAACAAGTGTAATGGACAAGCGGACAGCCGATAGCGCGGACGATCTGGTGATCAGGCAGCGTGAGAACAACGAAATCACCATAGTGACAGATCAGGCTGCAAGGGCCAGACTGCTGGCATGGGAGCAATGGCTGTAAGGAGGGATGCGGATTGGATATGAGAAGCGGCATCCCGCTGCCGAAGCTGTATGATTTCGACATGAAGCCAATCGGCAGGCTGCATCCAACCAAAGCGGGATATGATCTGAAACTGACACCGCTGTCAACCTGCACGCTGGAGCTGGCGGGTGAGAGCGTGAAGGATGGGCAGTTTGTGGAACTTTATGACGCCTTTGGCGATGTGGGGGTGTTTCGGGCCTACGAGGTGGCCAGGACGCGGGGAACAAAGGAACAGGAGCAGGTAAAGCTGGAGCATGCCTTCGCAACCCTTGGGGATACGGTAATTCCCGGCTACTTTGAATTTGGCGGGGTAGGGACGACTACGCGAAGCGTTCTTGCGCAGCTGCTTGCAAAACAGCGCAAGGTATATTGGGTGCTGGGGGATTGCGATTTCAGCTATGCCTACCAGTACAGCGTGGAGAACGAATACCTGATCAACGCCATCCTTAGCGTGCCGGGGCCTTTTGTGGACGCTTATCAATGGGAATTTGACACGAGCGTTTTTCCCTTCGTGCTGCATCTGCGCAAGGCACCGACCCATGTGACCATGGAGCTTCGGCTGAACCGAAACATTCAGACCGTGAAGCAGACGGTGGACCGGAGCGAGCTGCGTACCCGGCTGTATCCGCGCGGGTATGGCGAGGGCGTAAACCAGCTAACCATCAGAAGCGTAAATGGTGGTGTGGACTACCTTGAGAAGAACACAGCCATGTATGGCATTATCGAGGATATTTACCCGGACACCAAGATCACCGATCCGGCGACGCTGAAGGCGGCGGCGCAGGCCGTGCTGGAGGGGTGCAGCACGCCAAAGGTGACAACGGAGGTGAGCGGCGATGATGTTTTCGCTCTGACCGGCGAACCGTTGGACCGGTTCCGCTGCGGGGCGCTGGGGCGGGTGCCGGTTTTGGAGTACGGCATCAGCATCGAGGAACGCGTGGTTGAGGTGCGCAAGACCGATCTGTATGCCGCTGACCAGAAATCAAGGCTAGTATTCAGCAATCAGAAAAGCGATATAGTCGCAGAGACGGCCAGGCTGATACGAAAGAGCCGTATTGCGGAATTGTACAGCCAGGGAAGCACCTGCATTTACGCCATCAGCTTCAACGGGAACTGCGACGCCCAGAATCCGCTGGAAGTTTGGATACCCGTTGACACCAACGCAGCCAGCATCAACGTGTTTCAGATCAAATACCGGGTAACGGCCTTCCGGGCGTATTCCAAGGCGGCCAGCGCGAGCGGCGGACAGGCCAGGTCCAGCGATGCGGGCACGCAGGCCACGGCAGAAATACCAGCCCAAGTATTCGCCAGCACGGTCAACATGACCGGCCCCATTGACAGCTATGGGGACGATATGACCTTGACCGACGGGCCGTTTGGCGACCTGGCTACGGAAACTGACGCGGCTACAGGGCGGACCGGTGCGTCCGGCGACATCACGACGCAGTCCAGCGGGAGCCTGACGACAGGGACTGGCAACGGTAATACCGGCGAGAGCGACGATACGAGCCACAGCCATTCAACCGCCTATCATAACCATGGCAGCAATCCGGGATTGAACGTGCGCGTTGATGTGAACAGCAATACGTGCAGCCATTCGCACCCCGCCGGGTCGCACACGCACAACATCAGCGGGCATAGCCACATCGTTCCTTCGCACAGCCACACGCTAAACAGCCATAAGCATACGATCAGCGTGCACCAGCACGGAATGAGCCACAAGCATGGCGTTTCCATCGGATTCAGATTTCCCGACATGACTATCAACGTCAGCGGACATAGCCATGTGGTGACGTTTGAGGACCATACACACCCGATTGAATACGGCATCTTCAATGGGACCACGGCGCAGCAGGTTACGGTGAAGCTGGGCGACAACGTGGTGCCTGCCGCGATTTCGGACACGAAGGACTTTGACGCCGTGCCGTATATGGAGAAGGACAGCGACGGGCGCATAGTACGCGGATGGCACAAGCTGACCTTTGTGCCGGACCGAATGACCGGAATATCTGGAACGGCATATATCAAAACCTTTGTCACTGCCTTTGCAGGCGGAAACTACTGAACAAGGGATCGATGGAGGAAACGGCTATGAACGAAAGCATGGAGAAGCGGTGCCCATTGACGGGACACCCCTGTGACCAGGACTGCGCATGGAAGCGCGGGAAGGAATGCGCGGTATGGGTCCTCGCCGGGGAAGCATTCGCGCTGACAGAGGCATTTATGGTGGTGCATCGCCTTACGCCAATCGGAGAATCACACAAAAAGGAGGATGACGAACAATGAGCAAACAGATCACGATCCGCGACAGTCAAAGCATCAGCCGCGACATGCTGACGACGGACGAAAACGGAAATGCGGTACAGATAGCAATGGTCAGCGGGGATATCCGCCCGGGGCGCGGATTCAGCGTGACCGTACACCTGACGAAGCCGGAGCAGGTGGCCGAAGCAGCAGAGGCATTCGCCAAATGGGTTGATGATTTCATTGAGGAGGTAAAAAGGCTGGCAGCTTCCAGCGGCATACCGATCGGCGGCGGTGAAGGCGCCGGATCATGACTGCATCCGTACATAAAAGGGGGTGATCGGGTTTGAAAGCCGTTTTCGCCTATGAGCATGAGCTGACACGGGGCGCATTGCTGATTGACAACAAGGCGGTTTTTGTGTGCGGTGACGCCAATGCGCATGAAATACGCCTGACATTGAAAAACAATGGCGTCAATGCGCAGCTGGAAGGGTGGGACTGCCAGGCATATTGCGTATTGAACAACAGGGCGACAGCGTATTCAGAGGAGGCGAGCCTTGAGGGAAATGTGGTAAGCGTAACCTTCCCCGGTTCATTCTATGCCATGGCCGGGGATACGCTGGTGATTCTGCGGATGCTGAAAGAGGACGCCAAAATCGATCTGCTGTATTTCATGTACACGGTTCGGCCCGGCATTACATCGACTGTGTATGACCCAAGCGGAGAATTGCCGGATTTGAGCGACTTCCAAGCCGCGATCTCCGCATGTGACGCTGCGAAAAAAGCGGCGAACGATGCGGCAGGCACCGCCAACGCTTCGGCGGAGAACGCCGAGGCCCAGGCCGCCGCTGCCCGAAGCGCCGCAGATAAGGCGTACAAATCGGCTAGTGCGGCAGACGACGCCGCAGCCGACGCCATCCTGGCTGCCGGGGATGCGGACGATGCAACGGACGCGGCCAATCAGGCCGCAGCCACGGCCAATGCCGCGGCCCAGCGGGTTGAGGACGCCATCAACAGCGCGGCGGATGCGGCTGCCGCTGCCAACGCAGCGGCAGCCCTGGTGGATGGGGCCATCGCGGCCAGCGAGCAGGCCACGCAGGGCGCAGAGGCCAGCGCGGCAGCGGCCACGCAGGCGGCACAGGAGGCCGAGGCGAAGGCCGCGCTTGCGGACGAAGCGGCGCAGGGTGCAGAGGCCAGCGCCGGGGAGGCGGATGCAGCGGCAAGCCGGGCGAATGCCGCGGCAGATAGCATCGAGGGGCTGACAATCAGCGAAAGTGTCGTGGAGTACGGCGCGGGCGTGGAGGCGTCGGTGACACGTGACCCGGAGAGCGGCGCGCTGCATGTGGCCATTCAGACGGAGCGGGGGCCGCAGGGACCGGGATACACCATTAAAGGCCCCGCATATGCGACCGTGGAGGCGCTGGCTGCAACGGTGACGTCTCCTGCCGTGGGCGATCAGTACAATGTGGGTGCTGCTGCGCCGTATGATGTGTACCGCTGGACGGGGTCGGGCTGGGAGAACCAGGGCAAGGTGCAGGGGCCGCCGGGACAGGACGCCGCCGCGCCGCGCATGCTGTCTTTCAGCCTGCCCTTAAGCGGTTGGGCTGGTAGCGGGCCGTATACCTGTGCCATCAGCGAGGCCAGTGCGACGGCTAATACGGCAGTGGTGGAGTGTGTGCTTACGGCGACGACGAGGGGTAACCAGCTGGCCGACATCGACTGGGTGACCAGCGCGGGAAGCATAGCATTAAGCACGACGGTGAAACCCGCCGGAGAGCTGGCAGGATACATGATTTTAACGGAGGTGCAGTGATATGGCCAGGGTGAAGATCGACGAAACGATACTGGAGGACGTGGCGCTGACCATGAGCGGTGGCAGGCTGTGCCTGCGCTGGGCGGCGGATGCCTGGGACGGCACGCTGGACAGCGCGGCGGAGCTGCTGGGCGTAGCAGACGAGCTGCGCGAACTGGACGCGGACAATATGACGGTGGCGCTGTATGCTGTGCGGGGGCTGGCCAGCCTGCGGATGGACGCGGAACACGCGGCCATGGAGGCGGTGCTGTGCGTGGACCCCATGGAGGTGGGAGCTGCTGAAAAGCTGGGCCAGCAGCTTGAGGCGCAGGGACGGACGCTTAGCGCGGCGATCGAGGCGCAGAGTACGGCGCTGGGCAAGCGCATCGACGGGCAGGAGGCACTGCTGGGGGCTGCGCGTGTGGCTGCGCGGCGCACTGTGGCAGCAGATGCAGACGCCATGACGGCGGATGAGCTGTCCGACTGTGTACCGCTGTTTGACGCGTGGGACGGCAGCAGCGTGGCCTATGCCGTGGGCGACATCGTGGCCTATAGCGGCGCGCTGTACCGCTGCGCGCAGGCACACACGTCGCAGGCCGGGTGGACGCCGGATATATCCCGTGCGCTTTGGACACCCATGGGCGTCAACGCGGATGACCCAGAGGCCGTGCCGGAGTGGGTGCAGCCCACAGGGGCGCATGACGCGTATGCCAAGGGTAGTCATGTGATGCACAATGGCACCGAATGGGTAAGCGACTTGGACGCTAATGTTTGGGAGCCGGGCGTGAGCGGATGGACGCAGGTGGGCGGTGATGCCGGTTGACAGGCAAGGTTGCGGCGCTGTTTGCGCCGATTATCAAAGCTGCAAAGCTGTCCGCCTGGCCGATTGGCAGTATCTATATTAGCATGGTATCCACCAATCCCGGCACATTGTTCGGCGGGACATGGGTGCGGATGGAGAACAGATTCCTGCTGGGCGCTGGAAGCGGATATGCCGCAGGTGCCACAGGTGGAGAGGCCGCCCATAAACTAACAATAAGCGAGATGCCCAATCATAGACACGATTTATTCTCGAACACATTTGCATGGGGCATTACCAGTGGCTTTGGTTCGCCGGTTAAGGTTGATACAGCAATAGCTACAGCTGGTTATCCGACAGGAAATTCACTCGTGACAGATCAGGGTGCGTCCCGCTACACGAATTATAGCGGGAGTAATAATGACCACAACAACATGCCGCCATACATTGCCGTTTACATGTGGCGAAGAACCGCATAAAAAGGAGGATACAACCATGATTTACAGCACCTTCCATCGGGGGGGGGGGGGGGGTACGCTACCCCTTGTAGCTTCTACCCTATCGTTAGGCGGTGGCGCGAATGAACGGCACGATCAGCGCGGTGATGTGCGCCATCATCGACCGGGTGTATCCGGTAGGGATTATCGTAGATTTTGCGGTGGAAATGGATCCCAACAGCGCCGTTGGTTTCGGAACGCAGTGGCAGCGTATCGCGGACGGGCGGGCGCTGATAGCGTCGGATGCAAGCCATCCTGTGGGATGGGCGGGCGGCGAGGCGTCGCATACGCTGACGGAGGCAGAAATGCCTACGCACAATCACACCATCGCCTATTCAAAGGATGGGAATCCATATCCGGGCAGTGGAAACGGAACCTTTGCACCAAACATGGCGCTTACCACCAAACTAACCACGTCAGCGGACGATCTGGCTTACTATGTAACTGCGACACAGACGCGCGGTGCCGGACAGGCCCACAACAACATGCAGCCGTCGCTGGCCGTGGCCCGCTGGAAGCGCGTGGCCTAAGCTACACCCGAAAGGGGGCGGCGGTATGAACGGACGTATCGCTGCCCTTTCCGGTCGGGTGCCGGAACTGACGGCGGAACAGTTGGACGGGATGGACGCCGCGGACTTTGCTGCGTTATATGCGGGCGGAGTGCGGCTCCTGATGGTAAAGAACAATGAAACTATCACGTTGCATTCTGTCGATAGTAACGGGGCGCTAACCTGGTTGGATACCAATATGCCGCGGCAGAATCTCCTGGATAATGCGGGCTTTTGGATTGCCCAGGCCGGGTATGGGGGCCTACATGGATCAGATAAGTATGCCGCTGATCGTTGGCTATTGTTTGTTCACGAGGGGGGAAGCATTTCTGCCCAGATGGACAGCTACGGTATATTAAGTGTAGCGGCAGAAAACCGGGACGGATCACTTTCACAGCGTTTTGAACCACTGGATAACCATAAAACCTATACGGCGGCATTTTACCTGGCAGATGGCACGTTGGAGTTTGCGTATATCCAGAATGCAGGTGATGTGTCGTATATTCAAAGCGTTATCCCATCAGGGCAGACGCGAGCGTATAAAGGTGCAGCGTTGTACGAAGGCGCTTACAATGCTGTTACTATGCCGCCGCTTATTTTTTCTGATCCTGTAACTGAGCTAATCAAATGCATGCATTACTTTCAGGTTGTCATAGGCCCCGGAACGGCGTATAAAGTTTCTGACGACACCATATCTGTATATGGTTCGTTCAAGGTGCGTATGCGAGTCCTTCCTACGTTGGCCTTGCGCGTAGAAAGTATAGATCTCTATTCGGGCAAAGATGTAGTTTTTGTACCAACTGGAAAGATAAACGCCTCCGTGACTAAGGATGCAATTAAATTTGCCAATCTTAGTGGGAGCTTTTCTGCCTCTGTGCCAGACGGTCTTTTGAAACTGAATAGTGATGGTATATTGTACGCCATATCCGATATTTAGTCCAATAATGATAATGAAAATGGAGTGATTAGAATGAAACCAAAAGGCAAAGATGTGGCCGCCGCTGCGGTGCAAGCGGTTAGTGTTGGCTACACCTATGACGAAATGGACTGCCAGGCTTTTGTAGAGCACTGCGTAAAGCAGGCAGGCGGGGCCATGTCCTACCGGGGCAGCAACGATATGGCGCGTCATGCCGCATGGCTTGGCACGCTGGAAAACGCGCAGGCTGAGGGAATGCTCAGGCCGGGCGCGTTGCTTTTTATCCATGAAGAGGATGAAAGCGCCCTGCCCGCGCGCTATGCGGGCGACGGGCTGGGGAATTTCAGCCATGTGGGCCTCTACGTGGGCGCGGACGCGCTCAGCGACACGGACAAAAACGGCAGGCGGCGCGCCTGCGACGTGGTGCATTCCAGCGCCACGATGGACCGCGTGGCCGGGAGCACGCTGCAAAACGGATGGACGCATGTGGGCTGGGCGCATGAGATCGACTACGGCGAAGAGGCCGCGCCGGGCGTGGAGCCGGGAGCAGGGATTGACCAGGGGGAGGCCGGCGGCGCAGCAGCCGTTGGGGATGGCCTGACCGCCGGATCTCCTGCCGCCGGGGCGGAGCGGTATGCCGTGGTCGCGTCGCCCGACGGCGGTCCCGTCAAGCTGCGAAGGTCCGCCAGCCGCGACGAACCGCTCTACTGGCTGGTGAACGCGGGCGCGCGCGTCAGGGTGGAGCGCGAGCGGGACGGCTGGGCGCTGATCACCGCCATCTGCACCGACGGCTACACGCGCAGAGCCTATATGATGACAAAATACTTGGGGGAAGAGCATGGAAGGGGGTGATGAATATGCAGTTGTTGGACAATGCCGGGCAGGTGGCCGGGTCCATATCCGCGATCCTTGCTCTGCTGGGGCTTATTTTTTTTAATCCGATAAAACGCTGGCTGAAAGTCAGAAAGGTGGAAAAAGAAAAAGCCCTTAAAGAACAGAAAGCCTTCCGAACAGAACTGCGTCAGTCGCTTGAGAAGATCACCACGGTGCTGGATGGCTTGTCCGATGATATCGGTGATCTTCAATATGAAAGGCTTAGCCAGGCGCAGGACTTCTATACCTCGCGCGGGTGGTGCCCTGGAGCGAAAAAGGAAATGCTGTGCAAGATGCACGCATCCTATCGGGCGCGCGGTCGGAATCATTTATCGGAACACTATGAAGAAGAAATCTTGCGGCTTGCAGACAAGCCGCTACAAAGGGAAGAAAGCGAGGAGATACCATGAAGAAAATGCTTTGTTGGGCATGCCTGCTGATGGCGTTGGCGCTGCTTCCGGCGCTGGCCATGGCGGAAGAGGCTGCTACCATGCCGGAGGTTGCCACGTCCATCGACTGGACGGCGCTGGTGGTGGCCGTGATCGGCGTAATCGGTACGGCGGCGTCGGCGCTGATCGGGCGTGTATGGGTTCGCTATGTGAAGCCGTGGCTTGAACAGCGTGATCTGTCCGATGCGGCGAAAATTGTGGTGGAGGCTGTTGAGGCGCTGCTGGGGCGGTACTGCGGGGAGGACAAGTGGAAACTGGCGCTGGAAAAGATGGCAGAGCGTGGTTTCTACACAGACAGTCAGCAGGTGATCGACGCGCTCAAGGCCGCGTGGAAGCAGCTGGACATGGCCATGATCGCCGCGGGGGAAAAGGACGTGTATGGGATTGGCGAGCTGGAGAAACCGCCTGAAGCTGCTGTGTAATAACTGGAAACACCCTGCCCGGCAAAATACCGGGCGGGGCATCTAATGAAAGGAGTCAATCATGATTCAAATGATGCAGGGGCATGCCATGACGATCCTAAGCGAAATGCCGCGGGATGCCTTGTTTGACGCTGTTATAACCGATCCGCCCTATGCTTCCGGGGCTGCTACACAAAACGGCATATCAGCTAAAACATCAACCAAGTACACAAGCAGCAAGCGAGGGAATTGCCCCTATCCAGACTTTGAAGGAGACGCAATGGATAAGAGGAGCTGGGCGAACCTGATGCTACAGGTGCTGTTGGAGGCGCGTATGCGTACCAAGCCGGGCGGCGTGATCACCATGTTTGTGGACTGGAGACAAACGCCTATTGCATCGGACGTGATGCAGTGGGCCGGATGGACATGGCGGGGCATGGCCCAATGGGACAAGGGCAACTGTAGACCCCAAAAGGGACGATTCCGGCAGCAGACGGAAAATATCCTGTGGGGATCAAACGGGGCGTTACCCGTTGACAGGCCGGTGCCATGCCTGCCGGGAGTGTTCACCTTCCCGAATGTATCGGGCAAAGAGAGACGGCATCAGACGCAGAAACCGCTGGAGCTGATGCGTCAGATCGTGCGGATCTGCGTGCCCGGAGGCTGCATCCTGGACCCATTCATGGGTAGCGGGACGACTCTTCTGGCAGCTGATCTGGAGGGATACGATGCAATAGGATTTGAACTGAACGAAGCTATCTTCCGGTCGGCACAGGAACGAATAAAAGAACGGACATGA